ACCCCCTCCGCGTTGGACCGCTTCATGTCGATCCGCGTCCCGTCGAGCGTCACCCGCAGGTACAGCACCCGATAGATGTCCACGAGATCCGCAGCCGCAGCCGGGTCAGCTACGGTCGTGTAATCCTGGTCCACTGTGGTGCTGATAGTCTGCGTGGTCTCAAAGTGCCCCTCGCCGTGGGCCTCGATGAGGAAGTTCATAAGACGACGGCCACTCTGATTGATCCACCGGTCCATCTGCGTTTGCGTGATGAACGTAGCTGACCCGAGCGTCGGCAGGTCAGCCCTGTCAGCGATAGCGGATCGGAGATCTCCTAGAGTGACCGTCTGCATTGCTTAGTCCTCGTCCGCTTCGTGGTAGCTCTCAAGCTGCCGTAGCGTGCGCCCCGTGCGCAGGATGGCCCGAGTGTCCCCCGACTTCATCGCCGACGCGTAAGCCTTCGCGGCCTCGTGTGTCGCCTCGTCGAAGTCGTCATCGTGTGGATCGTCGCGATCCGTGTGGCTGCTGCGCCGGCCGGGCTCAACGCCACTGTGACCCGAACGCGGGCCGGACTTCTGCCCCTGTCCGAGTGATATCTTGATTGCGCCCATCGCTGGCTCCTGTCGGTAGGTGGTTGCCCGAGGCTAGCGCGTGCCAGCCCCGGGCATCCGGGAAGGGGTTACAGCGTCGACTGACCGTTGCTTCCGGGCTCATTGCACCAGAAGTTACCGCGGCACTTGACCCGGAGGTCGTAGCCGTCCGCGGCAGCCTGACGGAGGATGGGGTTGCCGTCCTCGTCGAGCACGCGAACCATCTCGCCCACCGTCTCGAAGCACCAGCTGTTGGTGTTGATGGCCCACATCAGGCCAGCCTGACAGGACGGGTCACTGACCACGGCCATCGCGCCCGCCGGGGTGTTGAGCTCGATCGCGTCGTAGCCGATACCGGCCGCGGCGCCCTTGCCCTCCACCTCGATGATGCGCTTGCGGCTCTCGAGCGCGAGGTCGAGCGCGCCGTACACGAGCGGGGACACGAAGATCACGTCCGGGCCGGTCGACACCTTGTTGCGGCGGATGCGGGTGGTCAGATTGACCAGCGCCTCCGCTGTGCTGTCCGAGGTCCCGACGTAGCGCACGCCAGCGAGGCGCACGGTGTCCGAGGTCCGGTCCACGCCGAAGAACGCGGTGGAGGTCGGCGCGGTGGTCGGGATCCAGCCGAGGAACCCTTCCATCTTGGCTCCCTGGTCGCCCTCTGCGAACAGGTAGTCATTCGGCGCGATGCTGGTCACCGTGCCGGAGTAGGTGATGACACCCGTGTCGCGATTGACATCGGTCACGGTGCCGATGCCCGATCGGTCGGTACCGGAGCCCGTGCCGTCGTCCGTGCTCGCGCCGAACTTCATGCCCACCTCCCAGTGGGCAATCTCCTCGATGTCCGCCAGCGTGATGGGCGAGGCCGTTCCCGACCCGACCTGTCCGCGCGCACCACCGTGGTTGCGGAACAGGTTCATCCCGATGTCATCCTTCATGTTGTCGAGCGCGCCGTCCATTTCGGCCTTCACGTGCTCGATCAGCATCACCCGGTTGCCCTGCGCGTCGTCGATCACGTCGCCGTCGATGCCCGCAACCTGGTAGTTGTTGGCCCAAGTGACGTTGAAGCCCGCACGCTGCGAGCCGACCGAGTTAGCAAGCGCCTCCGTGAAGCCCGCGGACCGACCCTGCGGACGCGCGTACTTCAGCTGAACGCGACGATACAAGCCACCGCCGGTGGTCTTGTTGTTGATGAGACCGAGTGCGGGGTTGGCCCGCATGATGTTCTCGGTCATGTCTGCGGAGGGATACAGTTCCTCCAGGACGGACGCGATGCCCGCGAGTGCTAGATTTGTCATGTCGCTTTCAACCTTCTGAGACTACGCGCGGGGGCGCCTACTGCCGTGGCATCAGCAGCCCCTCGTCGTCGAGCCTCTTGTTGAGCGCCGCCATCTTCTCGGCCTCGGTGCGCACTACGCGCTCCCGGGGTCCAGGGCTTGACGTGCTCCGTTGGGTGAGGGTCTTGACAGGATTGTCCCGGCCCTTGCGACGTGTCGTAGCTTGCCCGTCGGCTGGCTTATCTGGTTCGCTTGCTGCGAGCATCTCGGTGAGAAACCCGCGGAAGGTGCCGCTCTTGTCAGCTTCGAGCAACTTCTTCAATTCGACATGCGTTCGCTCGCGCGTGCCGGTCTCGATCTCAAGAGCCTTCTGCTCCTGCCATTCTGGTGATGGGTTTTGGTGGTTCTGCGCAACAAAATCTGATGCGGCAGTCAGGAACGTTTCCTCCTGCCCTAGAATGGATGAATAGGCGTACGCGCCTGTGGGCTCGTCCTTGCCCTTCTCGGAGAAGTAGTCGCGAATCAGCCCGAGGTTGCCATCACGCACCCGCTCGACCTCCGCGCTTGATGCCTCGTCCGCGGCTGTCTTGTCGCGCTCGTCCCGCGCTTCCTTGTCAGCGAGCAACTCCCTGATTTGCTCCTGCTCGGGCGTGAGCGCCGGCTCGTCGCTCTTGAGTAGCTCGCTGGTCAGGTCGCCATAGCCGCGACCCTTGCGCTTGAGGTAGCCGAGCGTGTCCGACTGTAGCTCATCCTCGTCCGCCTTCTGCGACGCGCGCAGCTCCTCGAGCTCGGCCTGCAGGGCCTTGCTCACATTCATATGCTTCGTGACCTCCACCTGCAAGCCACGGCTCTGCGCGGCCATGTTCGCGAGCTTGCTCTCATGCTGCTCGGATGGCGTCGGCTCCGGAGGTGCCTCGGGCGCCACGTCGGGCGCAGCGGTGGCGGATGACTCGGCGGCTGTGGGCTCGGCTGCTGCTGCTAGTTCGGTCGACATGTGGGCATGCCTCCTATGCTTGGACCTGCGCGATTTGATTCGCGGTGGCCGGGTTGATGCCTCCGGGCATAGCGCCCGCGGCAGGAGGTGGTGCGGCGGCGGCCATCGCCTGCTCTTGGTAGGCGCGTAGGTCGTCGATGTATTGGTACACGAGGTCCGTATGCTCCTCAGGAGCCCCGTCAGTCTCCGCGCGCAGGACCGACGCCTTGGCTAGCTCGATGCTCGGGCCGGGGTCCTGCAGGCTGCTAGGCGGGAAGAACTCCCCGTCCTCGAGCATCACCTCGACGTGGTAGAGGACCAGCTCCTGCAGGGCCAACTCCTTGGACGTGAAGTCCTGCAGGTCCGGGAAGTCCAGCAACTGCATACCCTGCTCGCGGGACAGCAGCCCCGAGCCGATCCAAGCCTCGACCGTGGCGATGCGCCCCGCGGGCGTGGTCGGAAGCGAGCTCGCCGGGAACACCTGGATCTCGTAGTCGTTCGGGTCGAGCCGCGCGTCGCTCCAGTCGAGCGTCTTCAGCGTGACATTGCGACCGCGGGTCACCTTCGCCTTGATGGGCTCCGGGTCCTGCTCGCCATGGTCAGCGATCCACCGCTTCTCATCGACCAGCCGCTCCGCTAGCGTCACCCCGATCCAGCGCTCGTAAGCCTGCGACTTGACGATAAACCGGCTGTTCTCGATGTCGTTGTGCTCGCGGAGGGCGGCCCCACTGTTGAGCCCGGCAGGCTTGCGCCCCATCGCGCCGAGCATCGACAGCCCCTCCTGTTCGAAACCGCGGCGAATGGTCGTCTCCACGTGCTCGAGCAACTGACTCGGGACCGTGTTGCTCACCTCGATGGTCGGAGCGACACCGCTGTAGTGCATGATGGCGCCCGGGATGTCGTCGAAGTGCTCCGGATTGACGTTGCTCCCCTCCTCGACCCACACGCGCGGACCCGCAGCGACCTCGATGCACTCCTCGATCTTCCGCAGCGTCCGATTCAAGGTCACTTGCAAGCCGGCCAGGTTCTCGACCAGCCCGCGGCCCCAGAATTCGGCGCTCTCCGTGTCGTAGCGGAACACGCAATAGGGGTTCGGGCGGTCCCACTCCTCGTCGTGGAGGGTCGCACCGCGGACGATCACGACGTGCCGCCCCTTCTCCGTGTTGTTCCACGCGCCCGGGTCGCTCTCGCGGTAGGCTTCCATCACGAGGATCTGCTCAATCTTCGTGTCGACGGGCAGCCACGGGAACCAATGCCGGCCGTCCTCGACCGGGGCAGCCTTGATGGCGTCCCGTCGCTCGTCCGTGTCACCCCACCGCCCCAGCGCCTCGTAGCGGCTCACGAGGGCAACCTCGTACATCGACTTGGGGTTGCCGTACTTGGCCTCCTGCGGGTCGACCAGCAGCGCCCCGGGCTGCAGCAGCTCCACGATCGGACGCGACCCGTTGTTGTAGATCTTGAACCCGGTGGTTCCGGTCTTGCACGCGTCCAGGAAGCCACGCGCGGCCATCTCGTAGACGTTGTTGGCTTCGTATTCAGCCTCGACCATCAGCTCCGAAGCCTGCGCCCGCCGCTTCATTCCCCAATCGCCCCTCTGCGTCAGGAACTTAGGCTTGGGCCGCATGCCCGCGATACTGGCCTGCGCTGCGTCGCTGACCGCCTTGCACAGGTTGAACTTGAGGTGCTGCCCTTCCCACGAGCCCGCGATCTTGTACTTGGCGCGCTTGTCGCCGTACAGGCCCATGTACCAGAGATTGTCTACCCGGCGCCGCTTCTCGTAGTACGTCTCGATGTGCTCTATGAGGTTGTAGAGCTCATTGTGTGACTCGTTCTCGGGCCGGTCCCACCAGTCGATCGACTCCTGCGCGCCGGCCTTGAGCGCCGGGCGCTTGTCCCGCGACTGCGCGTTAGTCAGATTCTTGGGCTTGCGTGCTCGACTCTTAGCCATCACGCGCTCCCGAAGTGATCGCGCATCTTGCGTCGATCGGCCAATTCATCCTGCAAGCGCTTCTGGTCCGCAGCGTCCCCGGCCTCGGCCAGCGCCCGGCGGTCCGCCTCCTCGCGCTTCATCTGCTGCCCGTGGGCCTGGTGGCTCGAAACGGTGGAGGGCGCGAACTCAGCGGAGCCGGCGGACACGTCGAAGCGGGTCACGCCGATAGCGAGCATGCGCTCAGCAAGCGCGACGAGCTCGTCGGGACTTAGCGGTCCCACCAGTCGTTGGCTTGCCTTGTCGCCCGCTTGCTCTCCAGCCATCCAGCCTCGCGGCGCCTCTCACGTGGCGCGTCTCGGGTGTCGTCGACCGCATCGCGGCTCAGATCACGCGGAGGCTTTTTGGCTGGGGCCTCGTTTCGGTACGCTGTCGCAGCCCCGTAGGCATACTGCAGCGCGTCGCACAAATGGTCCTCGAATCGCTCATCGATCGTCTGGCGCAACTCGTGCCGGACTTGACCACCCGCTACAACCGCGACCTTCTCCATGTTCCACTGCAAGATTGCAGCTTCGTCGATCAACTCACGGTTGCTGGTGAGTATCACACGGAGCGCAGAAGTCCGCAATGCCGTGTTGACAAACTCGATTTGAGCGAGCTTGGCGGTCTTGTCCGCGGCCTTGATCGGGATCTTGAGCCGACGCCTCGCGAACTCAACATAGGGCTTACCGAGCCCCCCGCTGTCGCCCACTATGCGCTGGGGTGCGTACTTTCGGTACAGCTTCTGAGTAAGCCACCCGGCTTCGTCCTGCAGTAGCCCGGCGCCCGTGGGTCTGTCGGCCTCTGCCGCGATGCCCTCCGCGGCCATGTCGCTCAGGAACTCCGCGTGCTCCTCGAGGCTCAGGGTGGACCGCTTGAAACTCTCGACCACGTAGACGGTGCGGTCGCCCCCGCTGCCCTTCCAGGACCGGAACGCGAGCACCACCCACGCGCAGGAGTCGACGTACCCATAGTCTATGCCGATGACGTGGGACCAGCCCTTGCCGTCCGGGTCGTAGTCCTCGGGCATCGCGTGGACGCCGTTGCGCCCGCGGTCCCACTTGTAGACCATGGCGGACTCGTCCTTAGCCCACAGCCCCTTGCCCTCGCGGATGAAAGCGGGGTCGTCCTCGTCCCACCCGAACTCCTCGCGCAGGCCCGCTAGGTAGCCCACGGGGTCGTTTAGGTGCGGGTTCTGCGTGGCGTCCCAGTGGGCCACGTGCCACCCGCCCCGGGCGCCTGTGGTCGCGTCGTAGAAGTAGCCCACGCAGGACGCGGTAGGCGTGCCGACCATCACGATGGTCCCGTGATAGTCCATCATGCACCAGGTCAGGACCTCCTTGATCAGGTTCTCGAGCAGCGTGGCCCGGAAGCTGCCCGCCTCGTCCACGCCCGCGAGGGGGAACGCCTGCCCGCGAAGCTTCTCGATCTCGTCCGCCTTGTTGGCGCCGACCAGGAATATCTCCGAGCCGTTCGGGGCCACCGCGGTCAGGTCGGACTCCCGGAACTCCAGCTCCAGCCCGAGCTCCTTGCTGACCTCCTTGATGGACTTCCACAGGATGCCCTTCGCGGACTGCCGGGTCAGCGCGATGTACGGGATGCGGCACCCCGGGTATTTCTGCATCGCCTTGAGGGCCAGCAGCAGGAAGCCCCGCGTCTTGCCCGAGCGTCGCCCACAGTGGACCGCTATCCGCTTGTGGCCGCCCGTGAACGCGTCCCGCTGCAGCTGGAACATCAGCGCGTAGGGGTCGCGCCGGTCCTGCTCTTTGCGAGCCCGAGCAGCCGCGACGTACTGCGGCGGGCCCTGCATGCTAGCCGCTGCCGGCCCATTGGAAGCCGCCGGGGGCGGTCACCCACACGCCGCTGTAGGTGATTTCCCGCGTGTCGCGGTCCACGTCCGTGATTATCAGCCGACGGTCCCTGATCGCGCCGTTCACGACGTCAAGCGGGTTGTCATCGCCCGGGATGCCTGTGGGCCCCGGGACGGCCGCGGACAACTCGGCCATCGCCGCCACCGGGGCAGCCGCGACGAGCCCCACGAGCGCGCCTGCGCTGCGGATGAATGATCGGCGGTTCACTTGACCATCTCCGTGAGCCCGCGTGGCTCCCTGTAGCCGGTCGCCCACTCGGCGCCGCTGCCCGCGTACTTCGCGCGCTCGCTGTCGCCCGTGTAGCCGGGGCGCACACGGACCATCTCGCCCCGCCTGAAGTAGCCCGGGACATCGCGATCGGCCGCGACGTACCGCGTGACCGCCCGCCGCCACCGCACCGCCTG